TTCAAGAATATTAGATGTCTTTAGGTCTGCGTTAGATGATGTACCAGCAAATGTTTGTAGAGCAGTAAATGTTTGAGCTACGTCGGTCTTAGCTGTATCAGCGTCATAGGCTTGTACATCTGTTCCTATAATTAACCCAGTAACAGCGTCTCCAGATTGTAGTTCTTGAACAGTTGTGCCGTTAAGTACGAGAGGATAACGATTTGCCATTTTAAGTCCTTATTAATTAACGGCTACATTGACGGTAGAGCCAGAACGATTAAGAATAGGTAGTACTCCATTTCCGACAGAGACACTTATAGACGATCCTGAACGGTTTAGAATAGGCAATACAGTAGGTAATAGTTCCCACGAAGCAGCCGAACCGTCAGTCTTTAAAAACTTTCCTGTATTACTGGTCTGTGAAGGTAAGCTAGTAGGTAATGCAGAAGAAGTCCAGCTTGTTCCATTACCAATAATAGCGTAGTTGTTTGTAGGAGTTAGCCCAGCAATCGTTGCTAGGTCAGCATCGTAGGCTTGTACGTTTGTACCGATAGCAACACCTAAGTTAGTTCTAGCAGTACCTGTGTTTGTTAAATCAGAAAGATTATTTGCTATTAACAATACACCAGTAGCAGACACATAAGCAGCTACCCACGCTGAACCAGTATAAACTTTCATTACACTAGATGTAGTATTGTAATATAAAGCTCCTGTTAACAGAGCATTACCGTCATTGTCTAATGTAGGGTCAGTAGATTTAGCACCTAAGTATCTATCATCAAAGTTATCGTAAGCAGATAAAGCAGAATCACGAGCAGACTCAGCAGCAGCCTGTGCAGTTGCTGCATTGCTTGCAGAAGTACTTGCATTGGATGCAGACGTAGAAGCAGCAGAGGCTGAATTACTAGCATTACTTGCTGAGGTAGACGCAGCAGAAGCTGAAGAAGCTGCGTTAGTTGCTTGAGTAGTAGCTGTAGAAGCTGATGCAGCAGCGTTTGTAGCGGATGTAGAAGCAGCAGAAGCAGAACTTGCAGCAGCAGCTTGAGCAGTCTCAGCGTTGGTTTCTGCAGTCTCTGCGTTAGTCTCTGCAGTCTCTGCATTGGTTTCTGCAGTCTCTGCGTTAGTCTCAGCTAACTGAGCAGCAGTCCTAGCAGTCTCAGCAGCTACCTGTGCAGCAATAGCAGCATCTTTAGCTTGTATTGCTAATAAGACTTCACTTGCAGCGTCTTCAGTAGCATCGCCTGAACCACCCGGTCCTCTATAGATTGCCAAGGTCTATCTCCTTATTTGTTTAAATACACTCAACGAATGCACTTAAACAAAACTCCCCAGCCGAAACTGGAGAGTCTTGAGTGCCTGTATTAGGCGTTTACAGCTAAGATAAAGCCAGTCTCAGGACGTACTGTCTTAACACCGTAAAGGGTGTCAGCAGTGTACAGAGTAGATAAATACTCTTGTTTGTACTGAGTTTGGCTACGTACAGACATCTGCTCAGCAAGAACCATCGTATCACGATGAGCCAAGATAGCTGCTTTGATGTCGCCACCAGCGGTTGCAGTGTTCTCAGCATCGGTTTCAATAACTGGAACATTGCTGGTTACATAGATGTCGATACCATACAACTGACCGATCTGACCGTTGTTTACACCACGACCATCAACGAAATCAGAGCTGTTGTAACGATCAATACCCATGATAGCTGCACGAAGTGATGGAGGAACAGCGAAGAAGCGACCATCCATTGGAGTGTCAGCATCATCCATCAACTTGATCAAGGCACGGAAGCCAGCATCAGTAAATACGTCAGCAGGAACTACAGTATCAGCAGCGTAAGCTGTGAGACCAGTAGAAGCGTCGATGTAATAGCTGTTGCTATGAACATAGGTTGTTGTACCGTTACCAAAGGTCTTGGATAAAGTAAACAACGTGTCGTCAACTTTCTTAGCCAAAGCATAGCCAGCGTCGTCAGTGTAGAAACGACGTAGTGATGCCAAAGCCTGAACTTCGACGATGTCCTCGATAAAACGTGAGTACTCAAAGTGCTGGTCAATCGAGACTAATACTTCGGTCTCTGTGTCAGCTTGAATGGTAACTGTTGTGTTAGCTGCTTTAGCAGTAGCTACACCACGAGTTGGTTTAGGAATATGAAGAGTATCGCCTTTCTTACCTTTCATGGTCATTTTATTGACCAAGTTAGCTAATACGAGGCTCTTCTTGTAAGCAGCTATGACTTCGTCACTCCAAATCTCTGGAATAAACTTGTCTGCTGCTGTTTTGTTGACGATAGATGTACTACCGCCGGGGTATGCGACTGCTGCCATTTTATAAATCTCCTAAATTATTAAGTTTCATTTAACTCGCCCTTCGTTATAAGCCGCAAGAATTTCGTCTTGCAATGCCATGTAACGATCTGGGTCTGTCATTCTCAGTTTGATAAGGTCAGCTCTTCGATAAATCTTTCTAGTGCTTTCCCCGCTACCGCCTGTATCGACTGCTGCTGCACGTAATGCTGTATCTTGAGTTTTAGCCTGTGCTTCTGCTGCTTGGGTCTTCTTCTCGTTAGACTGAGTACCTTTAATCGCCTTGTAGGTGCTTAAAAGTTCATCAGCCGAGTTAAAGTCAAATTCAGCGTCGGCTCTTGTAAACAAATCTATACGAATTGGACTTTCTTTAATCCATTCATGGAATTCAGCTTTTTGCGCTATATCCACAAAGTCGGGATGCTTAGACTGCAGTTTCTGTGCAGTTTGCATTCTCTTAAATTCGAGTGCGTTTTGTTTAGCTTCAAGTACTGCAGGGTGCTGATCAACGGTCTTTAAGACAGCTTGCCTTGGGTCAGCAAAGAAATCTTCTTCTGGAACTGTTTCAGCCGGCTTAAACTGTTGCTTAGTTTCGAGTTGTTGTTTGAGTAACTGATCTGCTAGACTTCGTACCTCGTGAACCTCGTTTGCTTGACGACCTATTAGCTTCTCAGCTTCTTGGTGCATCTTTGCAATTTCTAACGTAGACTTACCTCGATACTTCTCAGGTAAATCTTCCGTTGGTTCTTGTTTAACTTCAGGTTGTGCAGCGATTTGTGTCGCAGCGTCTTGGGTTGTCACATCGGATACTTCTTCTTGCTCAGTACTTTCAAACAGTTCTTCTTGTTCAACAAAGTTTGCAGCCATAATAATGCTCCCGTCACAAAGTGATTGTAGGATTTATAAAATAACAGAGGTGCTAACGCAGTATCTCTATCACGAGTTGAGCTTACGCTCTCTTAGGCGTTTCTCTTCACGCTGTTTAGCCCATCTTGCTGTCGCTTGCGGATGATCGCCAGAGATAGGATCGAGGCTAATACGGGGTGCAGAAATCTGCCTGTGTGCGTCTTTACCGCACAACCAACAAGGGACTGTGGTTATCTCACAACTAACCAAATGTTCTTGAAGGTGTTCCTTTTCACAAAGGAATTCAAATATTCTACGAGTCATCCTGAGCATCTCCCGATGAGTCTTTTTGCAATGCCTCGTAAGCCTGTTCTGTACTTTCTTTAAGGCTAATCACCCACTGAAGGATGTCTAGTTGTCCCTTACGAAAGAACAAATCTAATTCAGTTTGAATCGGAGCGACTTTGTTAACCGCATTGAAGATATTTGTTGTATCTTCGATGAAGTCTTTCCACCCAACCGTAGTCATAGTGGAAAATCGCTCTTCATAGTACTTTTCTAACTGTTTGTCCATAGTTTTCTCCTGTTTTAGGAACTATGTTGTATTATTACAACATTATGCTGATATTACCACAAAAGTTGTAAAATGTCAAGCACTTTTTGATTGTTTTTGCAACATTTGTAGCGATGCGATACGCTCGTTGCTCTTAATATCTTCTTCTTTGAGTGCTAATTCAGCAATCTTGGCTCTTTGAGCAAACTCTCCTGAGCTGTCTTGACCACGAATATTCTGGCTTAGACCACTAATGACTCTTGCTTGCGTCTCTTGTGGCATCAATTGAGCCTCAATTACGTCTTTCTGAGCAGAAGCGTTGTTTCTAGTCGCTTCGGACTGCACTTTAGCTATTTCAGCCTGTGCTGCAGCCGTTTGGAGCTGCATTTGAACCTGTTGCATCTGTTGTTGCTCTGGGTTAGGCTGCATCATCTGCTCTAGTTGCTGGATCATCTCAGCCCGATTTGGTAGGCTAGAGGAGGCTATGATGCCTTTGAGGATCATTGGCAGTACTGGAGTGTCAGGACCGAGGGTTTGGAGCAATGCGATAAGCTGCTGTTGCTCATATTCCCTAGCAATGATACCTAATGTAGCCATTGGGATAAACTT